TTGGTTAATACTGGTGGCGCAGGTGGAGGCATAACAAGTGCTGGTATGCAAAACCCAACATTGGATGTATATGGTAGCGGTTATGTGCCACTTGGCTACGCAAACTTTTAAGGAGCAATCATGGCAACAGATATTGTAGGTGGATTGTTTGGTATTACTCCTGAGATGTACCAACAAAATGTTGGTGAAAACATATTGCAACAAGGCGTACAAATGGGGCAATTGGCTCCAGATGCTTTTGGTCGTGCCAATGTTTATGCAGGTGCGGCACAAATAGGTCGTGGTATTAGTGGCGTTATGGGCGTACAAGACCCACAGTTGAAACTAATAAGCATAAGAAATGCAGTTGGACAAAGCATTGACCCTAATGATCCTTCAACGATCCAAAGAGGTATACAACAGTTAGCAAGCATTGGTGATCAAGAAGGAGCAATGAGACTTGCTGATTACCTAAGAAAAGCACAAGGTGACTATGCTTTGATTCAGCAAAGAACTGCTGAAAAACTAACTCCTGAAGTTCGTAATGCCGCCGCTTATGCATCTTCTATTGCTCCACAAGGTACTGAAGAATTTAATACGGCATATCAAACAAAACTTAATGAATTGACCTCAAAAGCAGAAAATAAACCACCAAGCATGGTTGGTGAGTATCAATTTGCTAAAAGTCCTGAAGGTGGTGGATTTAAAGGTACATATCAAGAATTTGTTACGGCTCGTGCTTTGGCATCACGTCCGCCTGGTCAGCCTCGTGCAGAGCAACCTCCTGTTGCCGTTGTCGATCCAAATACAAACAAAGTAATATTTGTTGATAGAGCGACTGCAATTGCAAATAAAATGACACCTGCATCTGCAATGGAAGGCTTATCACCTAAAGAAATACAGAATCGTGAAGCCAAATATCCACAGGCTAAAACGGCTGTTGCATCTTTTGAAACTAGCGCAGAAAAACTAGCAAAAGATTTAGAGACATTGGCAAATAGCAAAGGATTGGAAGGAATTACGGGTTTAATTGGTGGACGCACTCCAGCAATTACTAAAGAGGCTCGTGCCGCAGAAGCCTTGTATAACTCAATTGTTGCTAGAGGTGGATTTAACGAGTTGCAAAACATTAGGGCTTCATCTCCAACTGGAGGTGCATTAGGCAATGTGTCTAACGCAGAAGGTCAAAACCTAAGAGATGCTTATGCACCATTAAAACTAACACAAAACGCATCAGATTTAAAAGGACAACTGCTCAAGGCGGCTCAAGAAACAAGAGCATCTGTTGGCAGAATTAAAGAAACCTTTGATATGACTTATGAGTATAAGAACCAAGGCGGTCAAACTCCTACTCCAAGCAGGACTCCATCTCCATCGGCAACCCCTATGTCTGCGGATGATTTGGTTAACAAATACCTAAACAAGTGAGAGCAATATGGCAACCTATGATCAAGTAATTGAGGCGTTACGAAATGCTGATGCTCAAGGAAATGTTGATGATGCTAGGGCTTTGGCACAAATTGCTAGTTCAATGAGACAACAAGCACCTGCACAAGCACCTGTTTCACAAACCCCACCCACTCCAACTTCTGCACAAACGATGTATCGTAATGTGCGTGATGTGGTTGCGCCAACTGTTGAAATGTTAGGAGCGGCAGGTGGTGGACTTCTTGGCACTCCACTTGGCCCGATGGGAGTGGTTGGCGGTGCTGGTCTTGGTTATGGGATTGCAAAAGAAGCCTTGCAACTAGGCGATGTTTACTTTGGTGGACAACAACCTAGACAAGGCGCAGAGGCAATTACTCAACCTATTGGTAATATATTAGAAGGTGCTACTTATGAGGCTGGTGGTCGTGCTGTTGCCCCTTATATAGGTTCTGTTGTACAAAAAGTTACTGAAACAGGTAGAGGTTTACTTACTCCACTTGTAAAAGGCGTAACAGAATCAGATATTGGTAAACGAATGGGTCTTCCAAGTATTGAAGCAGTTAAGGCTTTTGTCAAACCACAAGCATCAGCGGCAGAAGTTAAGGCGGCATCTATTGCATCTCAAGCACTAGGTCAAGACTTGCCTAAAGTATTAAGCATTATTAAAAATGCTCCTGAAGGTGCGTCTGTTGCTGAAATTACCGAATCTATAAATAACCCAACTTGGCAAGCATTGCTTACTAATGCGTTAGAACGTGATCCACAATTCTTAAGAAAAGTCAGATTGTTTGGTGAAGAAGAGTCAGTTAAGGCTTTATCAAAACTTGCTGGTGGAACTAATGCGGCAGAAGTTCGTGGCGTTCTAGAAACAGCCAAAAAGAACCTAACTGCAATGACTACGCCACAGCGAGAGGCGGCTTTGGATCGTGCCAATTTAGGTAAACAAGTGGCTGATTACGAGGCGACTGCTGGAAAACTAAGTGCAGAAGCGGCGGCACAGGTTCAGAAAGTTAAGGACTTGATTAGCGCAGGTGATACTGCTAGAGCCTATGCTCGACTAGACATGATTAAGCGTGGCTTACCAGTAGGTGCATCAAAATACACATTTGCTGATGAATTGGCTGAAAAAGCCTTTGGCGAATGGTCAAACAAGGCGGCTCAAGGCTCACTTGACTTAGGTCAAGGTGCTAGATTTAACCAACAAGCGGCTGATGCTTTACGTTCAGTTGGAATTAAACCATTAGAGGGCGAACAACTTGTTAGAAATATCTCGTCAATAGGAAGAAATCCAAACTTTGCGGGTAATGACCTATTACAAGGCGCAATTAAAAATGTTGCTGATGACATAGCCCAATGGACTGCAAGTGGCGGTGTAATTGATGCTAGAGCGTTGGATGCCATTCGTAAAAACTCAGTCAATGCGGCAATAGCAAGACTGCGCCCTGGCATGGATGCAAACTCACAAAGAAATCTTGCATCAAGCGTTTTGTCTGACATTCGTCCTGCATTGGTTGATGCTATTGAACAGGCTGGTGGCAAGGGCTATCGTCAATACTTAGCAGACTATACAAAGGGTATGCAAACTATTGCACAACGAAAACTTACTGGTGAGGCGTTACGACTATATAAAACTAACCCTGATGAGTTTGTCCGTCTTGTTCAAAATGAGTCTCCTGAGACTGTTGAGAAGATTCTTGGCCCAGGCAAATACAACATTGCCACCGAGTTGGCAGATAGCACAATGGGCGTATTGAGAGATCAAGCAAATAAGAGACTTACTCAGTTATCTGTTAGCCAACAATCAACAGAAGGGCAAAAAGCCGTTGCTGAACTTGTTAAACAAAATACTGCGCTCATTCGCTTGCCATCATTCATTAACGTATTTGCGGCGGCTGGTAATAAGGCTATCAGCGAATATGAAAAGGCTCTTGGCGTGAAAACCATGAAGATTTTGACAGAAGCCATGAAAACCCCACAAGGTGCGGCTAACTTGTTAGAGGCTTTGCCGACTAGCGAGAAAAATAGAGTGACTCAATTGTTGACAAACCCAAGTACATTGCGGACATTAACGCAATCTACTATGGAACAGCAACGAGACTAGGAGACACCCATTGATCCTTTTAGCCTCCTCCTCCTTGCCCAAGGCGCAGTCTCAGCCATTAAATCAGGCTGTGCGATGCTCCATGAAGGGCGCATGGAACTGGAGGGTGCTAAGAAGACAATTGAAGGTGTCATGGCTGATGTCAAGGCCATTAAGGGAATCTGGGATTGGATTGTTGGACTGTTTAGCCCAAAAACCAAGTCCAAGTCAGAAGATGCCCCCAAGCCTTTGGCGAAAGCGAAAGCCGCTTCCAAAAAGCAACAGTCTTATGAAGAGATGGAACTCCAGACCATCAATGAAGTCGGAGTTCAACTTGGCAACTTCTTTGACATACAGGCTAAATTAAACGACTATTACGCCTCTCTAGAGGCAGAATCTAAGGAACACTATGACCCAAATCAAAACACTTCTAAAAAGGCTATTGAACGTGCCTTGGTGGAACTCCAAATGGAAAACCTTGATGCACAAATTCGGGAACAAATGACTGTATATGCGCCTCCTGAACTGAAGGCGATATATACGAGGTTTCTGAAGATGTATGCAAAGATTCAGCAAGAACAGGAATGGGCTAGGGATGAAGAAATAAGGAAGGCTAGACGGGCGAGATGGGCAAAAGAGCAAAGGGAGATTGACTTTATCTACTTTGTTTCAGGTCTAGTTGGTGTGGCTTTTATCTCTCTAGTGATGGGATGGATAATGTGGCAGGTAAAGACAATGACACAATCAAGTTTGTTGCTAGGGTAATGGTGCAAGTAGCACTATGTCTTATCATTGCTGTAACATTTTTAGCGTATATTGAGACATTGTGGATGAAGGCTGAGATCAAGCGAGAAGCCAAGGAATTGAGAAAGTTAAAAAGGGAAATCAATGAGATTCGTAATCGTCCTGTTGTTCCTGCTAGTGGCGTGTGATGACAGATACCGCTATTTCTGCCAAGACCCTAAGAACTTCTCTGCCAAGCGTTGTCAGCGTCCTGATTGCCAATTCACCCAAGATTGTCCTGATTATCTCGTAGCACCCATATTGGAGAAAAACATTGTCCAAGTTCCAAATCAATCGGCTTCTGAGCCAAGAGGAAATTGAAATACGAGTCTGGGCAAGTGTTGTCCTAATCGTAACAATCATTCTTGCTGGTATCGTGATTTTTATGCTGTATAGCCTAGCCTTTGTGGTTCAGCCTATCAAAAGCATGGCCCCGATTGACCAAGCGTTTGCCAAGATGTTGAACGACATTGTTTTACTGATTGTTGGCGGCATTGGTGGCGTGATGAGCCGTAAGGGTGTTCAGACTGTTGCTGACAAACTATCTACCTCTACACCGCCTATCACCCCTACCCCACCCCCTGCGCCTCCTGCCACCTCTACTTGGACATCGCCTTCAGGTGCTTTACCTGCATGGGTGAATCCTGTCTTGGATGAGGAATGGAGAGCACCACCACCGCCTACTACTCCACCTGACTATATTGACCCTGCCAAAGAAGAAATAGCCAATGAACGGGCTTTAGCAAAGGCTGAACAATGATTCCTAATCCTTGGGTTATCTTAGGCGTTCTATTGGCTTTGGCTGGTTTCTATGGCTATGGACACCATAAAGGGTGGGCTGATCGAGACATTGAGATGCAGTCAGAGATTGCTGTCAAGAATGAAGAAGCCCGTGTAAAAGAGCAAGAACTCACTAAACAACTTACTGAAAACTCAACTAAATTGATGGAGGCAAACAATGCCATTACTGAAAAACAGTCTAGTCTTGATCGTGCTATTCGTGCTGGTAGGGTGCGCCTCCCGTCCACAAGTTGCGTACAAACCAGTTCAAGTCCCACCCCTTCCAGTGGAAATAGCAACGCCCAGACCAGTGAATCTGATGGAGAGGTACTTAGGCTTATTGGAGAAATCATCTCCCAAGGAGACAGGAACACCGCCCAACTCAACGCCTGTATCTCAGCCTACGAAGCCGTAAGGAGTCAAGTAAATGGTAAATAGCGATCAACTGCAAAGACTTCACATTGGTGCTGAGTGGGTGGATGCCCTAAATGAAACTTTCTCTCGTTTCAACATCACTACAAACAATCAAAAAGCCATGTTTATCGGGCAATGTTCGCATGAGAGTGGTAATTTCAGGCTATTGCAAGAGAACTTGAACTACAAGGCGGCAACGCTGATGAAATTATGGCCTAAACGCTTTCCTACCCTAGAAGTTGCCAATCAATACGCAGGTAACGCTCGTGCTATTGCTAATAAGGTTTACGCAGATCGTATGGGGAATCGAGATGAAGCATCTGGTGACGGGTATCGGTTCAGGGGAAAAGGTCTGGTTCAACTCACGGGACATTCAAATCATTTCCACGCAGGGAAAGCATTGGGTGTTGATTTTGTTATGCAACCTGATCTTGTTGCAACCCCTAAATACGCCGCTCTTACTGCGGGATGGTTCTGGAGTACCCACAACTGCAACCCACCAGCGGATGCCCTTGACTACACTAAAGTAACCAAGATCATCAATGGTGGAACTATTGGGTTGGATGACCGCATAAAGCACGTTCAGATGGCTCTAGCGGTCTTGGCTTAATCCTTGTCCCAACTCATGTAGAGGATGGCTACTAGTATGCCTACGCCTACAAATGCACCAATCAAAAGTAGGGCTATGAGGGTTAGTAGGCTTTCCATCACTTTACTTTGCTCCTAATTAAGTCTTCTAGGCACTTAAAAAGGGTAAATACGGCACTCAGGAAAGCAGGTGCAATCATCCCTGCCACAAATACAAAGACTTCACTCATACTTTGACCTTTAAAACTCGTTGTTGTTTGCCTGACATACCAGCCCTTGTCAAACCCGTATCCTCAATATACCCCTTTTCTAGCAATCCTTTAAATCTTGCTGTGACGCTAGAGTAGGGCTTGCCTGGCAACTTAGCCAATACCTCATCTTGGATACAGCCATCAGGGAATGAGGCAATAGTCTCGTAAACCAACTGTTCTAGACTAGTTGTATTGACACCTTGTGCCGCTTGTTTGCTTGTTGGTGGCGATTCTTTCCTTGCCAACTTAAACGCTGGTGAACCAAAGAACTTTTCTACTTCACCACCAAACCATGTTTTGTCTAATAAACTCATATCAACTCCTATTAAAAATTAGGTGGGCTACTAAGTCTGCACCGACATTTGGGAGTCCAAACCTGTTGTGTCAGCATCCGTCCGTTCGCCCTTGTTCACACTTTAGAAGGGAAAATCAGAATCGTCAAGATTCTTAGGAACTGGTTTGCTTGCTGGTGGTTGTGCATCTCTCGGAGATACCGCTAAACCAAGAAACTTTCCTGTCTTTCCTTCTTTTATCCAAGCAGATAGCCAGTATTCCTGACCATCTACCATAATGTTCCCTTTATAGTCGGGCGCACGTTCATTATCTTTCTTGTCTGATTTGAACAAGACGCCACTATTATCTCTACGATTTTCCATATTAAACCTCTATCTTATTTACTTTGTTAACTTTGTCATCTAGTTCAGCCAAGAACTTGACAACCTCTTTTTCCAACTTTGCAATGTAGTCATCATCACGGGGAATCCGCTTAACAACTAACTGCAAATGCTCTGGAAACCTTGGGTCATAGGAACATAGGTCTGTATAACTACGCCCTGTTACCGCCATTTGCCATTGAACTTGGGGCATATATTGGTCATCAATACCGCCTAGTATGCTTTCCAAGTGTGTGTGGCTCATGGGTGCTTTGAGTTCAACTAAACCATCGTCCATCACTAATCCGTCAGGACTAGCACCAGACATAGGAATTGTTGGATGATCTATGAACGCCACCTGTTCAACAAGGGTGCTTGCATATCCCTCGTATTTTGCTCTGGCAAAAGGCTCTTGCTCCGTTCCCCAAGTCATCGCTTCATTGATATACGAATCAGCAACTGTATTGGTAATTCTCTCCAACAATAGTTGCGTCATGTATTTATCTCTGCTTGTTGCATAGCCTGACTTTGTGGTGGCAATGATGTCTTTTACTCGACTAGCAGTTACTTTGCCTAGACGCAACATTTTCCAAGCATCTGTGCCTTGTACGATTTCTTCACTCATTTCAACCCCTTCTTCTTTGCATCCTTGGCGGCAATCATCTTAGTCTGCCATGCCTTGTTGCCATCAGTAGCCGCAAATGCCTCGATGTAGATATTCTTTAGTTCATCAACTGTGGTGGTGGCTTGAATGGCGGCAATGTAGTCAAGCATACGTCCCTCATCAGGAGTTCCTTCTTCTTCAACCACTTTAGAGCCTGTTGTAGCGTCTAACGCATCATGTTCAACAATGTGTAACACCGACACCCAAAGGTAGCGTGTAAGGTAGGTTTGCACAGCACCAAGGTTTTGCACTTCATGGCAACCTTTGAGGGCGGCTGAAGACATAGGCGATGTAAAGACAATAATCTCGTCAGGTTTTTCTGTATTGACAACAATGAACTCAGCAATCTCTTTTCCAAAACGAATAATGGAAGTAAGACCTACCTCGTTAAATATCTCAATTGCGGGGATTACGAAATCACCTAACTCAAAATAGTTGTAGCCAGCAAACTTGTTGTGACCAGACTTCTTGAGGGCTTTTGTGTGGAACTTGGCTCTAGCCTCATTCAGTTTTTGATATACATTCAATTCTATTTTTTGACTGTAAAACTCTTTAGTTCTTTCCATATTAACTCCTATTGTTTAATTGACTCTGTTTAACTTGCTGTTCACCTATCCAATGACTGAGCATAACCAGATCATTCTGTATTGCGCTTATGTCTTGGATGAACCCATCATACTTGCTGTTCAAGCATTTTTTATCTAGGGTTTTCACCGATTGTTCTATCCTCATTAGGATGGTTGAGTAGTCGTTCAAAAGTATCTCCAAATAGCAACTGCAATCATGCTGAGAACAGCAATCAATGCAAATAAAACGGGTAAGTCGTGTATGTTTGGTGCGCTATAAAACGGCCCTTCAATAAGGTTTTCGTTCACATAATCTTTTGGGTATGCCTCACGCAAAGATCGTGGGAACATCCGAGTGGTTGGTATAAAGTTATCCATTTAATATCTCCTGTGCAATTTCTTGTTGGTCATTGGGAAACAAGTATTTGAACTCTACAAAGTGGTTTTCAAAGCAACAAGTAACTTTCTCACCTTGTGGCTCTAAGCAGTAGCAACAATAGTAAACATCTTGTTGATCTTCATAGATGTCTTGTAGTTCGTCTTTCATTTTCATTTCTTGCCCTCCAGCACTTTAATGCGTTGCTCAAGTTTGGCAACCAAGGCTTCTAGGTCTTTGATGCGATCTAACAGCATATCCTTGTATGTGTAGTCGCTCTTGCGATATGGGGCTGTAATGCCCACAACTGGTCTATCCATATTAACTCCTATCTTAAAAAATGTTAACGCTTCATCTGCCTTACAAATGCGGCATAACTAGCGGCTGTATCACCAAATGGCAACTTAGCCAACTCGACTGCCACCTCTTCTATCACATCGTTTCTCAGTATGTTGTAGTCCGTACTGGGTTGCAATGTGCGTAGATTCTCTGTCAAATCCCTAACCAAGTTTCTTTGCGCTGTGCCATCTGTAACACCAGTAGCCACTTTGCGTTGTTCAGCAAGGTATGCGCTATTTCTTATCTGGTCTGTCACATCAAACTCCAGTTCATCAAAGGCTTGGTCAAGTTTGTCGTTCATTCTCTCACCCTAATAGTATCAACTATGTTTTGTGCAAGATGTTGATCTTTCACCATGTTGAAGATGATGGATGAAACAACATCACGCTCGTGTTCAGCACCTAAGTCAAATGCGTTGCTCATACCTGTGATGGTATTTTCGCTAACTGCCACCATCCGTAGGTGTTGAATCATCTCTTGTTTAGTCAAAACATTCCTCCCATTCTTTGTGCCATTGTGTTGTTATCTCTAACATCTCTTCCATCGCTTTGTTTTCACAATGGTTATATTGCTTCTTGCTTATATCGTAAGTGATGTGCTTGTCTTGCTCATCAAATACGGCAAAGTCAATCTCGTAATCATCTGAGTGGTCTGCATCGAGTTCATCGTTAGGTGTCAGTATGTCAAAGCATACTAAGCACTCTCCAATGCCCTCAAGGTAGACACAAATCTCATGCTGAAAATCTTTAGGTTTTACCGACATTGTTAACTCCTTTTTAAGTTGGTAATAGGATTGTCAAGGATTAAAAAAGGCTTGTGAACTAGGACAAACCCTATGTTGACAAACTATTTTTAAAGGTAGTATTGCCTGTCAAAAGGAGACACACATGGAAATGAAACAACAACATTATGCAATTCTCAAGAGGTTGCATCATGGCGCATCATCCCTCAAACGCTTCACAGACAAAGATGGAGAAGTCGGCAACCAAGGCTTTCATTATCTGCGTTATCTGAACGACCTCCAGAACTTTGGGTATGCGCTAGAGATAGGTGACGTTTGGCACATCACGGGGTTTGGAGTGGCGAAGTTGGCCGAGCAAACGCCAAGGGTATCCAAGGAAAGGGTGGCGGCTGGAACTACCACCGAAACCTATGATGGGGCTGACTTGAAACAAAGTGGCATCAGAGAAGGTGCATTTGATTTTATGAAATACCCATCAAAGTTTGGGGACAATTTGACATACCCAAGAAAGTATGTATAATCCAACCCGTCTAGAGTGGCATCTAGGCGATGAGGTAGATCGTGAAACCCTACAGATTCCTGTGCGGTCTTGTCAGACGACAAACGAACTTTTGATTTACCTCAATCGCTTGTTGTTGCTCTTGCCAAGAGCCAAGACCGCAGAGACATTTGTAGGGTTTTTTGCTTTTGGACAGCCTAATGCGGAACGTCGGTGGTTAGGCATGAGATACCCTGTAACACGAGCGAACCAGAGCAGGGAGAGTGGGCTAAGAATAGAACTCGGTGGTAGTGGTAAGAGCCTCGCTTTATGCGCCTCTAAGCCATTTAAGTCTGTTCAATGCAATGTGATGACACGGCTCCGAAAGGCTACATCCAAAGCAAAAGCGAACCCTCATTTTGATGCGGTAAGGCTATGCTTTGTTCCAACACTCACCAAAAGGCTACATAGGGGTTACTAGATGAGAGTATGTAAGTGTGGAGGGATAGTAAGACAACATGAACTAACTGGTAACAGGGAAGCATGGACTTGTGGTAGTTGTGGTAGGTATCAAATTATTAAAAGGAGTGAAGAATGTTTGAACAATTCTGGACAGCATGGCCTAAAAGCCAACGAAAGGGTGGAAAAGCCACTTGCCAAGCAAAATGGGTCAAATTGAAACTGGACTTACAGGCTGACCAAATCATTAAGCACGTTGAGTGGATGAAGACAACCGAACAATGGAAAAAGGGCGATGGTGCGTTTATTCCCTCACCCTTGGTCTACATCAACCAAATGCGGTGGGATGGGGCTGAAATCCCTGATATGACTGTCAATGTCAATGTCAACTTCAAAGACCCTGCTTTGTTAAAGATTGAGGAAGACACAAAGAATGTCGCCCCGATGCCTAGTTTTGTAAGGGATTACATTGCGAGGTTGACTAAAAAATGAACTCCGATTTGTTTGACAAATACCCAGAATGGGTAGGTATGCCAGAGTTTGTTCAGGAAAAGAAAGAACCTTACAAGGAACTTATCGTTAGATTTGAGACAGAAGAGGATTACAAAGAATTTCAGCAGTTGATTAACCAAAAACTAACAGTAAAAACTAAAAGTATTTGGCATCCTTTCAAATCTCATTGGGGATTAGATAAAAAGGTTTATAAAGATGTTGCCTAAATTCCCTGTTTACATAGTTTCTAAAGGTAGAGCAAACAATGGGTTAACTACTCGCGCTTTGCATGAGATGGGCGTTCCTCACTATCTGGTCGTTGAAGAAGACGAAATGGATTTATACAAAGAGGGCAGATGTTTTGGGGAAATATTGGTTATGCCACATATCTACAAAGCAGAATACGAATTGTGTGATGACTTAGGGTTTAGTAAGGGAACAGGGCCAGGCCCCGCCCGAAACTTCTGCATTGACCACTCAATTTGGAAAGGTTTTGACCGCCATTGGGTGCTAGATGACAACATTGATGCCTTTCACTACTTAAACCGCAACCAAAAGTTTGAGATACGCACAGGGGCAACATTTAAAGCCGCAGAAGACTTTGTATGTCGCTATTCAAATGTCCCCGTGGCTGGCTTTAATTACTATTCATTCTGCAAAAAAAACGATGCCGTTCCACCTTATGTCCTGAATACTCGCATTTATTCCTGTTTGCTGATTGACAACAAAGCAGGATACAGATGGCGTGGCAGATACAACGAAGATACAGATTTAAGCCTTAGAGTGCTGAAAGATGGGCTATGCACTATCCAATTCAATGCTTTTTTGTGTGGAAAAATAACAACTCAAAGAATGAAAGGCGGTAATACTGAAGAATTTTATGATGACGAGGGGACATTACCTAAGAGCCAAATGCTTAAAAAACTACACCCAAATGTGGCTAAAGTTGTTTTTAAATTCAATCGTTGGCATCACCATGTTGATTATTCTTCTTTTAAAAACAACAAGTTACTGAAAATTACTGATACAAGTTTGATGCAAAAAATTGATAATTATGGAATGGAACTTGTAAACCTATGACAATAAATGAAGCAAACAGAATCCTCGACCGAATCAGAGAAGGCTACCCAATGCCCTTGGCTATCACAACTCAAGCCCTACAACGGACAGGAGACATTCCTGACCTACCTCATAACCCATTACGCACTAATGGCAATGAATCCAGCAACGATAGAGCAATCAAGATGGAGAGCAAAGGAACTGAAAAAGGATTTTCCTACTCTGCCTACCTTGATAGCCCAAAGGATAAAGGAATTAAAGAATGAAATGCCCTAAGTGTCAATCAGACAAAAACAGGATTACAGAGACAATCCAACATGAGGAATTCACCTATCGCAGAAGAATGTGCAATATGTGCTTCACCCTATTTAGGACAAAGGAGGAGGTTTACAAAGGCGTATTGCCTCAAAAGCCTCGTAAATTGACGACTCCAAAGCAAACAGAGTACCAAAGGCACTTTGCAACTGACTTGCTTAAAAGGTTTTGGAAATGAGCGTGTTCATAGGCGTAGACCCAGCATCAGCCACGGGTGCAGTAGGCGTATTAGATTCAGAGGGTAATTACATTGAATCTTTTATGATTGAACACCAAGACAAGCACATTCGTGCAATGGTGCTGAAAAACGCATTATTAAGGGCAATAGACCCAAAAGAAGGGGCAGAAATAGCAATAGAAATGCTCTATTCAAGACCAAATCAATCATCTAGCGCCATGTGGACATTTGCTAGGGCAGTTGGTGCAATAACCGCCATTTGTGAATTAACTAACTATCCTTGCCACATGGTGCGCCCCCAAGTATGGAAGAAGTTTTATCACATAAGCGATAAAGATGATTCGCTCGACATAGCCCGAATGTTTTGGCCTGAAGCCCCATTAAAGCGAAAGAAAGATAACAACCTAGCCGAAGCCCTTTTAATCGGGGATTATTGGAGACAGCAAGTAATGGGGTTAAGAAGTGGCAAAACAGATTAGCAATAGGCCAAAATATGACGATATGCAGGGGCATTTATTCAAGTTAACAGAATCAGAACGTCATATTATCAAAACAATAGGCAAAGGGAACTATGCAGAAGGGGTAAGAATTTGCATCATGTGGGGCGCACATTTCTACAATCTGGGGCTTAATATTGAGATGGATTTGAAGCACATTGGATTGGTTACTGTTTCCAGCACCGACCAACACCCCAACGAATAGCAATATCAAGCCATTAAAACCCCCTAGAAGGCGATAATTTAGGGTTGCCCTCATCACCCTACATTGAGTGGCTTAGAAGGGCTTAAAAATAGGCAAAGAAAAACCGCCCGAAGGCGGCTTAATTAGTTAGTGCTTACTAACTTATGAATGGGTTACTGGTTCATAAGTCCAATTAACCCCATCATGTTCATCAGCATAAACCCATTCAATCAATTCTTCACTTTCATGTTCTGGGTTTTCCTCAATTATTTTGTTTTGTGCTTCCTCTAGGGTTTCAGCCTCTACAAAATATTCATAAGAGACATTTTTAAAAATTTGAAATGTTTTCATGATTAAACCTCACAATTCAAAGTTATGTAACTAGGTGCATCTTCACGTTCTAGAATTTCTACTTTCCTATTTGTTGCCACTTGCAATTCAGATGCAACAGCGTGGATTAACTCTTTAAAATCATAACTATTAAAGTATTCATCTAAATTGTTAAGTGTGGCAAATAGGGCAAAATCCCCATCATCACGGATAAACCCGATTGAAACTGTTTTCATATTAACTCCTTTTATTTACGTTTTAAGATTATTTGTAAGATTAAAGCAATGGCGGCATATAGCATCGTTTAAACGCTTTCAGCCATCATGTCGAGTGCGTCAAGTTTGCATTGTTCTACCTCTGCATCGTTTAAACACTCTGATAACTCAATCGCTAAATGCGTGGCTTGCATGGCTTTGTAGTCGTCTGGCGCACAAAGGGCAAGATAAAGGGCTTGTGTTAGTGCTTGGGATTGCGTCATGTTTAAACGCTTTCAGCCACTGAACCGCACTTATTGCCGTTTACATCATAAATAGCGGGCGGTAACTCGTTATATTTCACAATGTAAGATGCTAGGCTTTCAAGTATTCGGGGTAATTCGTGGCTCATGCCATCGGGCGCAATATCTTGAAAAGCATCGTTGTCAGTGTCGATTGTTATAGTTATTTTGCTCATGCTGTCACCTCTGCATCGTTAATTGCCCACTGTGCATCGTTATAACCTTCCAGACGTGGGATTGCATCGGAAATAATGGCTTCAACTAATAACGCCGCAATGCTTCCCTCATAAGTTGGGTGTTCGCATGACTGATAACGCAAGCACTGCGCCGCTTTAATCGCTTGAATGGCTGAGAGTATGGGTGCGCCTCGGTCGTATTCAATAAAGCCTGTCTCGGTTTCAGAATACCTGTAATTAACGCTCTTAATATTTTCGTCAAGCAATAATTGTGCAACTTCTTGCTCATGCTCTGAGACGTTTAAACGCACTGATGGATGACCATAAGGAACGCTTAATTGTTTTCTGGAAGCATAACGCACAAGTGCATTTATATGCGTGTTGGTGACTGTGAAAGCAGACATTTGTAACTCCTATTAACCCTGCGAAAGTGCAGGCCAAAGGGCACGTTATACCCTTCAGACTAGACTCTGTTTAAACGCTCTAATTGTCGTATTCGTGGTGAACGATGCAAATAACCTGATTGTCGCTTTTTTGGATTGTCTGAATTCGCTTACAGAAATAACCGCCAGCCACATTGGTGTCTCTGTAAACCTGTGGCAAGAGCCACTGATACGCCTCATGTTCAAATAACGCATCGTTTAAACAGGTTAATAAGATATATTGCTGTGCCCCATCACAGCCATTGTCGATTGTGCCAATTATGGTGGTTTTGATTTCCAAGTCGGTGCAAGTGTCGGTGGTCATTGTGTAACGCCTTTCAAATATATAAGTTGGTGGTTTTTGCTGTCAGTGAATTAAACAAGTCGGAAAACCTGTTCATCATAGTAAGGTCACGCTCAAATACTTTGTTCCAGAAGTGGTCACGCTCATTCATTAGCCACTTATGGTAATAGTCGTGCCCTTCATCTTCAAATATAAATAACCCATAATCTGCGAGTGCTCTCGCCTCATCTTCAGGCCAGAGCGCCTGTGCTTCTTGAATAACTCCCATAATTAACGCCTTTCAAATTAAAACATCAAAATAAGCCAGAGCCAGAGTAGCAAAAGCCAGCCCCAGTGCAACAGCCAGAAATAAATCAAGAAATAATTGTCTCATTATGTAACGCCTATTATTGAACGGGCAAGAAATAGCCGTTGGCTTTGAGCCAATCATTACAGGTCGAATAGTGTCCCATGCAGACATCTCGCCCCGTTTGACTTTTGTAAGGGAAAACAGACAGGCTATATTTATCAGTTCCAAAGACAGGAAAAAGCATAGCCCTTGCTTTTGTTTTAGGGTGTCTAAAGGTTGGGGCTTTGTGTAAGTAAGGTTTCATTGTGTTAACGCCTTTCAAATAATGCAACAGTGCATCACAAGCCACCCTGTCACAGTGGCTCAAGATAAACTGTTTAAACGCTCTCTGTTGACCTGTCGAGCACTTCAGCCAGTGAGTTATACACCTGCTGTTTTGTGCCTGTAAAACCCATGCTCTTCAAGGTTTTGTAGCATGATGCACCCCTAGACATTCTCATTCCCATGAGTTCGAGTTTCAGCCCTCTGAACAGCACGTGCAACCTGAACTGTTGAATTTGATTTGGTGTGTCTAAAATTGCTGACATAATTTAACGCCTTTCGATATAGTGCAACAGCGCACAGGAAAACCCGTAAGGGCTTCCCTCTGAGTTGTTTAAACGCCTTCAGTATCCATCGTGCCGTGTTCAGGGCACATAGGCGCACCCATTGCTTCAAGCCACTTGCCAGCAACCCGAACTGTATAACCGCACTCAGGACAGTAGCATTTGAGCATACGTGTAGTCTGCTTCTTTTGTGCATTGGAGGGCACTAAGTCAGCGTGTGGATATGCACCGAGCCGAGCCAGAACAGGCGTTGCCCATGCTGTGAACTTAGCGCCAGCAACAGTGGCTGTTAACTTACCCTCTAAGCCAATGGCACGTGCTGTCTTACCGAACTTCTTGCCGTGTCCGTCACCAGGGTGCACAGCGTGGATAAGTTCGTGAGCCAGAATGTCGAGCACTCTCGCGCTGTCGCTGATAGTAGGTGAAATGAAAATTTCAGCGTGGCTGTCAGCACTGGCAGCCGATGACCAGCACTCACCGATGCGACGATTCTTGCTTGCTAAGGCTGATTTGGAGGGAAAGCCACATGATGAGCGCACCTGTGTAGGTATGGTGTCACCATGCTGTTTAAACAGCGCCCTGAGTTCCTCAGTGGCTTGAGAGAGCCATTGCTCACGTGTTAGAGATATAGTCATAATGGAACGCCTTTCAATGTAAAGCCTGTTAAAAAGATGAGAGTGTTTTTTTACCCTCTCACTATATAAGCATAATAGAATCGTGCCAAGCGCTCTAAGTCATTGATTTATATAGCATAGGAAAAACCCTTACACGGGTTAACCCTTACCTATATTATCACCATGTGAAATATCTAATACTTAAAGTGTATACAATCTTTGTTCACAATATCTGTATACGATTCTAGAGTGTCACCTGAAAGGTGCATCGATGACATTCTTCATTTCCCGACCGACCAGTCGGTTAATTAACTAGGGTAAACCCTAACCTGTATGTGCTTACAGTGCTGTGCTTCCTTACAGTAGTAGTAACCCTATGCTGTATGGGCTTACTTTTGTATGGGGGGGAGGGGGTAGTCGTGCTGTGTAATATTTGTGGGTACATCCCATCCACAAGTTAGGGTAATTGGCTTTTTATTGGTAAGCAGTCTGGATTGGTGGAAAAGCAAGGATAGGTATGTTCTGATAAATAAACCCCTAACCCACCTAGAGAAGTGGATTAAGGGATTTGTCAGATTGCTCTGTCTTGGATTGCTTATGTCCAAGCGTATCTATCAGGATTAGGTGTGTGCCACCTCTTGCCTAACAAAGCCCTGATAGCCACATTACGTTGTTTACTCCGTGTACCGCCACACATCAGAGCGGATTGGATTTGCCATCCAAGGCAGTACATCCATAATGCAGTCCTCCTGCTCGGTGGGTTTAGCAGTCTTCTGTCCCACATTACTTTGCTAGCCAGAACGTTTCCGTGGTCTGTCAGGGACTACATCTATCCAAGGTTACGACACCTTGCAGACTCAACTTCCTACCCAACAGTTTGCACATAAGCCGATAGACTCTAGCAAAGACGCAAATGCGTGATGACACTATATCAGGGATTACCCTATTGTTCAACAAAAAGATTTAGACGATAATGAATGAAGGCAACTTCCCCATTGTGGACAAAAGATGAATCAAGTAAAACCCCGTGGTAGACCAAAAGGTTCTACTAACAAGCAGTTCTCCCTTACCAGTTATGCTGATA